TACGTGGCACAGTAGCAACTGCTTTAGCAAACGCTGGAGTATGGTCTACCTTTGCATTCCCGCCAGCAACATTACTTGCTAATAGCGTAGTAGTAACGCCTAGCGATCCTTATATTGTGCCAAACAATAACAGCCAGACAGGCATCGCACCCTTGGCTAATTTTAAGATTTTAATAACCACACCTGCATTTGATAACCAAGGCAACTTGCTAGGCATGGAAAACTTTATTGTGGCAGTAGTGACTAAACTAGCGGCATCGACCCTGGTTTACAACATATCAAGTGTCTCCGCTCCAGCTATAACTAATGCAGCTAGTGGAGATTTATTAACATCAGAAATAACTGTATCAATCCTAACGAGCTGGAGTTAAAATGAGTACACACGAAGAAGACTTAGCCTTCTTGAAGAAGACAGGCCAAATTGCAAGCGCACCAAAACCAACTGCACAAACTAAGAAAGACGAGGAATAACAATGGCAATCTATTTAAATAATAACGTAGGTGTTAAGTTGGCTACCAATGCGGCACCAACTGTACCTTCAATCGACATTAGTTCATATGTAACTAATGCCGTAATTAACCAGATCGTAGATGAGTTAGAAGTAACTGCTATGGGCGATACTGCACATAAGTTTGTTGCCGGTCTACAATCAGCAACATTTACTATTGACTTTATCAATGACTGGGCAGCTAGTCAGGTAAACGAGACACTAAGCGCAGCATTTGGCAAGACCCTAGCAGTATCAGTAATTACTGTTAAAGGCACTGCCGTAGGAGCTACAAACCCAACTTACCAATTCTCAATCTTGGTAAATAACTTGACCCCAATCGGTCAAGGCGGCGTGGCTGAAGTTGCAACATCAAGTATCTCCTTTACAGTAAACTCCGCAGTAACAGTGTCCCCGTCGGTGGCATTTTAATTAAGGAGTAACAATGGCAAAGCTAAAGATAACAAGGGCTAATGGTGAAGTATCTGAACACAAGATTACACCAGGTGTCGAGTACGCTTTCGAGTTAAAGTACGGATCAGGAATTAGCAAGGTCTTGCGTGAGCATGAGCGTCAAACAGAGATATTCTGGCTGGCTTATGAATGCTTACGCAGGGCTGGCGCACAGATACCTTTGTGGGGATCAGAGTTTATAGACACTCTAGATACTGTCGAGGTATTAGACGAAGAAAAAAAATAACTGAGCGGAATTCTATTGCTTACACTATTGCGCAATTAGCAGTAGAAACTGGAATACCGCCTAGCGAGTTTATTGATATGGATACCGAAATGTATCTAGCAATAATCCAGGTATTGACAGATAGAGCTAAGGAGATCAAAAATGCCAGTAGAGGTAATAGGCGTCGATGATGTGCAAAAGGGCCTTAGCTTTATAGATGAAGATATGTACAATCGCATTAAAATAGCTTTAGTGCCAATGATGAAGCGAGTAGAGGCACAAGCAAAAAGTTATGTAGTTGGCGATTCTGAAGTTTTATCTGGTTGGGCTAAACCTGCATCTGCCAATTTAGATTACAGACCATTCCCTAAATATAATGCGGCATTAGTAAAAGGCGGCATAGGGTACAAAGAAGGCAAGAACGTACAATTTAAAAACGGATTTCAAGTAGAAAATTATGTGTACAACGTAAGCGCAGCTGGTCGCATTTATGAAACTGCAGGCCGCAAAAATCCACAAGGCAGAGCGCCTATTATGAGTACGACCTTAAAAGAATTGGGCAACGTGCAAGGATACGAAGGCAAAAAGTCAGGTAAGAAAAGATCCACACGTGATTACAGTTCTAATAATCCTTTTGCTGGGTATCAATTCGTAAGCGCATTAGAGCCAGTAACATCACAACCTAAAACTAAAGGTGTCAGATCTGGCGGCGTAAAGACTAAAGGTCGTTTAATTTACAAAGCGTTTGCAAATCAAAGTCCTCAGATATTTCAAGCAATTTTTAAGGCTATCAATGATACTGCAATTGATTTTAATAAATCATATGATAAGAAGGTAGCGTAATGGCCAATGTAGTCGTCTCGGCATTAGCCACCTGGAATGGTAGAGCTCTTAATAAAGGCAAGCAAGATATAGCCTCATTTGACAAGTCACTCAAATCATTAGGGCGTACATTTGGCGTTACATTTAGTGCAGCCGCTTTAATAGGTTTTAGCAAAAAAGCAATTAAAGCCTTTAGCGATGACGAGGCCGCAGCTAAGCGTTTAGAGTTACAACTTCAAAATACTGGCAACGCTTTTAGGGTAGACGAAGTTGAAGGGTATATAAAAAGTTTAGAAAAAACTAACGCAATACTTGTTGATTTAAGAGGGCCATTTCAAACATTTTTAAACCTTACTGGCTCAGTCGAATTAGCTCAGAGGTCATTAGAAGCTGCGCTTAACATAAGTGCTGGTACAGGTGAAACACTCAACACAGTTATATCTGCTATTTCTAGCGGCATAAGAGGTCAGACAAAAGCAATTAAAAATCTTAATACAGGCATAGATTTAAGCATAATTAAAACTGGCAATATGAATTTAATAATGGCAGCCCTTGAAAAACGTTTTAGTGGACAGGCTGCAGCCAGATTAAATACTTATGCTGGCAAGATGGATGTATTAGCAAAGGGCGCAGATGAAGCAACCAAAGCAATTGGTGAAGGATTAGTCGATTCCTTAACTCTTTTAAGCAAAGATCAATCGGTACAATCTATAGCGGATTCATTTGAAAACTTAGGCAATAATATTGCATTTGCAACTGTAGAAATGGCGAAACTAATTAAGTCCTTTAATGACTTAGTAAGCGCACCAACATTTAAAGCTGGGCTACTTGCCGCAGGTTTATTGTTGTCTGGAAGAACCCGTGATCCCAAATACTTTGTAGGTGCTCTAGGTATTGTAGGAAGCTCTGGCGCTTTAGAAGTAGCAAGTAAAGATTATGGAAAAGGTAATCAAGGTGGTACCCCATTTGGTCAAGCGGGATCGGCAATATTAAACAACAAACTCATTAAAGCCCGTAAAGATGAATATAAAATTATCACTGATTCAAATAAAGCACGCACAGAAATAGATAAACTTAAAGAGAAATTTGATTTAGAACGCATAGGATTAAACCTAGCGCTTAACCAGGCTACAGATGCTGAGACTAAATTACGTCTAAAAGCACAGCTAGCAATCCTAGACAATAACGAGGCTTTGGCTAAAAAATACAATGCAGAATTAGACGCTACTGCTAAGACTAAACTACTAACAGATGCTTTGGCTAAAGCAGGAATAGCGGTTGATGCCTTCTCTAGTTTTGCTATGGGTGCAGTACAGCGTGGCGAGTATGCAGATGTCTACAAAAACATTAGCAACGTGCCTAGCCTCAGTGCCGGTGGCGCTATGCAATTACCTAGCAGTGCATCTAGTTTTGCTATGGGCGGTGTATCACGTGGTGAGTACGCACCAGTAACTGTAAACGTGGCTGGCTCAGTATTAACCGAACAGGATTTAACTAACACAATCAATGAAACTTTATTAAGAATAAATAAAATGGGCCGTGGCACCACACCTGCAGGCGGTCTATCTGGCGGCACCTAATGGCCGTACCAACAATCAATGCTGTAATTAACTTCAGCACTGGACCTAGCACAGCACAAGCCATGCAGTTAGATATTGGGGTACTAGGCACAAACGTATTGGCTGATTCTGTAGCTGTAATTGTTGATGTATCTAACCGAGTTAATTATGTGCAAACTAGCACAGGCCGTAATCCATTAACCGATACATTCCAGACTGGCCAACTTACATTACGCATCGTAGATCAGAATGGCGACTTTAACCCTACTAACCCTGCAGGGCCTTATTACGGCCTACTAACACCTATGAAGAAGGTGCAGATAACTGCTAATTACAATGGCGTTACTTATCCAATTTTTTCAGGCTTTATTACATCCTATGTAAACACTCAACCTAAAGATGCAACAGAGGTTGCTTATACAACCATACAAGCTGTAGATGCGATGAGGCTTGCCCAAAATGCACAGATCAGTACAGTAACTGGTGCTAGCGCTGGCGATTTATCTGGCACCCGTATCAATGAAATATTGGATCAAATATCCTGGCCAGCCACAATGCGTCAAATAGACGTAGGACAAACTACTCTTCAAAATGATCCAGGTAGCCCACGTACATCTTTAGGCGCTATGCAAACTGTGGCAGATTCAGAGTATGGCGCGATCTATGTTGATTCTGATGGCTCATTTGTATTTAAGGATCGCTTAACTGCTACTGCATCAATCGGTGGCACGCCTACACTGTTTGCTGATGATGGCACTGGTATCTCTTATGCCAATGCTATGTGGAAGCTAGATGACAATTTAATCTTCAATTCAGCCCAAATTAGCCGTGCAGGTGGCTCACCACAGACAGCGACCAATCAACCATCAATTGACAAATACTTTATACATTCATATAACCTTCAGGATTTACTAATGCAGACCGATGCAGTAGCCCTAGATTATGCTCGTGCTTATGTGGCATCTAGAGCTGAGACCACTATCCGATGCGATGCTATTGAGTTGGATTTATACACTGATAACTACAACGCAGGCATTCTTGCTGCCTTAGACCTTGATTTTTTTGATCCAATCACAGTTATTACAACCCAGCCAGGGGGATCTCAGCTAGAGAAAACCTTGCAGATTTTTGGCGTAGCAAACACGATTACACCTAATTCCTTTAGGACAGTGTTTACAACGCTAGAACCTGTCATAGATGGGTTTATACTAGGCAACGTAGATTACGGGGTCTTAGATCAGAACGTCTTATCTTATTAAGGAGATAGAATGCCAACTTTTCCAGGCTTAACAGGTGATGTAGTTACTTCCGCTATGTGGAATGGACTACCAGCCTTTACAGTACAAACTGCTAAAACAGCCGATTACACAGCTGCTAGTGGCGATGAGTACCAACAACTTATTCCAATAAATAAAGCAACTGCTATTGCATTTAAGTTGCCAACCGATGCAACATATAATTTTGCAGTAGGTACAGTTATTACAGTATTAAATATAGGTGCAGGTACTTGCACAATCAGCGCAGTAACACCTGGCACTACAACAGTATTGAGCGCTGGCGGTACAGCAGCATCTCCAACCCTTGCACAATACAAATCAGCAGCCTGCATTAAAACAGCTGCTAATGCTTGGTATGTAGTTGGGGCTATTGCATAACATGTTAAATATACTTGCAGCAACTTTAGCACCAACAACTCCAAGTTCCATTACAGTAGATTATTTAGTTATTGCTGGTGGTGCAGGAAGTGATGTTGGTGTTGCAGGTGACCAAATGGGTGGCGGATCTGGTGCAGGGGGTATGCGTTGCACAGTTACAGGAACTGGTGGCAGTGGTAGTTTAGAAACTCCATTATCAATAACATTATTAACAAATTATTCGGTACAAGTCGGTGCAGGTGGAGCGGTAAGTACTGCAGGAACTGACTCTATTTTTGCAACAATTACATCAACTGGCGGAGGAACTGGAAATAGTAATTCTGGAGGTTCTGCAGGTGGAGGTCGTTCAGTTTCGGGTGGCGCAACAGGTGGAACTGCATCACCAGCCAATCAAGGTTTTAACGGAGGTAATGGTCTTTTAGTATTTGGTAATTCTGCACAAGCAGGTGGCGGTGGAGGTGCGGGATCGGTTGGAGCAAATGCAGTTGGTGGCACAAATGCTGGTGCTGCTGGAGGATCTGGTCGAGCAACTGATATTACTGGTTCATCAATTTTTTATGCAGGTGGAGGTGGCGGAGCAGGGGGAGCAAGCGGGGGATCGGCTCAACATGGTGGCGGAACTGGTCTTGTTGGGGGCGCAACTGCTGTGGCTGCAAATAATGGTGAAGCCAATAAAGGTGGCGGAGCAGGGGGAGCCTATACATTTGTATCGGGAACAGGTGCAACAGGTGGCTCAGGTGTTGTCATTCTTAGATACCCTGACACTAATACAATTACAATCGGCAGTGGTTTAACAGGAACTACAAGCTCACCAAGTGGTGGTTACAAGAGAACAACTATTACTGCTGGTAGTGGAAATGTGAGTTGGGCATAATGGCACATTACGCATTTATAGAAGATAATATTGTTACCGAAGTTATAGTAGGTATTGATGAAACAGAGTTAATAGAAGGTTTAGATCCTGAAACTTGGTATGGCAATTTAAAAGGTAAGATTTGTAAAAGAACCTCATACAACAATAAAATCAGAGGTAACTACGCTGGCATAGGTTATACATACCTACCTTTAGAAGATATTTTCATTATGCCTAAGTGCCATGATGAAGCAGTATTAAATGCTAAAGCTGCTAAATGGGATTGCACAAACGAGTATCACAAACAACCAGAAACTTTTTATGGCCAGCCCACGTCTATCTAAAGCGGCTGAGCAGTTAAGGGATCAAGTTGATACGTGGTTTCCGGATAGGCGTACTGCCAGTGATGGGTGGGTGGGCGATAGCCGTCACTCCGCCAGAAAATCAGATCATAATCCAGACAGCCTTGGGTGGGTCAGAGCAGTTGATATTGATTCTGGGCTGGAGCCATCCGATGGGCTCGCACCTTATTTGGCTGACCAAATCAGAATCGCAGCCAAATCGGATCCACGCATATCATACGTCATCTTTAACAGGCGAATATGCTCGAAGATATTAAATTGGAAATGGCGTAAGTACAAAGGCATCAACCCGCATACAAAGCATATACATATTAGTTTTACAACACAAGGCGACCTGGACAATAGGCCGTTCGATATACCACTAATAGGAGGCAAAATATGAAGATAAGCAAGAAACAAAAAGCAATATTAAAATCATACTTCAGAGGTGTGCTTGTATCGCTACTGACATTTTTAGCAAGCAATGAATTAGGTTTAGATCCTGCCGTGTCTGTAATTGTTGCAGCGCTAGCAGGTCCAGCAGCTAGGGCTCTAGATAAATCCGACAGTGCTTATGGCATCGGTGCTAATGAAGCATGACACCTACAGAGTGGGCTGGCTTTGGCGCTGGCGTTATGGCCGTGCTATCAGGCGGGCTAGTAGGATTACGTTTTCTAGTTAAAGGCTGGCTTAATGAGTTGCGCCCTAATGGTGGCTCTAGTATGAAGGATCAATTAACAAGACTAGAGAAGCGTGTCGATGATCTCTTTATCTTAATTAGTAAGTCATAATTTTAATATGGCTAACACTCGTAAGCGAAAGAAAATCAATAGGCGTGTGGTACGTAAATCACCCGACCCTTTATCTAAGCTAGAAGTGTTTTATATTGCTAAGCATGAGATGTTTAAAGCTGCACGTAAGGCTGGATTCTCAGAATCTGTATGTTTGTATTTAATGGATAGTCCATCTTCTATGCCTGACTGGGTAGTAGGCGACAATGGAATTATCCCAACTATCCCTACTCCAGATGAGGATGACGATTAAGCGCTACTTAGTTATCAGTGATTTACAAGTGCCGTTTCATCATGAAGCAGCTGTAAAGAATGTAATTAAGTTAGCAAGGCGGGAGAAGTTTGATTCGGTATTGGTGGTTGGGGATGAGATTGACTTTAACACAATTAGTAAATGGGCTGAAGGCACACCTTTGGCTTATCGGCAAACCATTCACGATGATCGGGAACTTACTAAGTCGATACTGTGGGATCTCAGTGAGTACAGCCGAGAGTGTCATATTATCCGTAGTAATCATACTGATCGCTTATATAACACTTTACTAAAAGTACCGGGCCTTATTAGTCTGCCCGAATTACAATACCCGGCCTTTATGGGATTTAAAGATATGGGCATGGAGTATCACAAGACTGCTTATGAGTTTCATCCAGGGTGGATGCTGGCCCATGGAGATGAAGGAAACATGTCACAGCACGCTGGTATAACAGCTCTTAACCTGGCTAAAAAATGGGGTAAATCTGTATTGTGTGGCCACACCCATAGACTAGGCATGAGTGCCTATGCAGAGGGCGTAGGAAGCCATTACAGGGCCTTATATGGCGTTGAGGTAGGTAATCTTATGGATCGCAGAAAAGCCTCTTATTTACGCTATGGAAGCGCTAATTGGCAGATGGGTATTGCTATACTAGAAACCATAGGTAAGGCCCTGACACCAACCCTGGTGCCAATTAACAAGGATGGCTCATTTACAGCATTAGGCAAACATTATGGGGCTTAATACAGAGTACGAAGAGCGCACAATCGATGACCATATCGATGACCTCGAAGATATTAACGTTATCTAATTGTTATAAACAAAACAGTCTAAATCATACACAAAGTCATACACAGGTGTCACACTATTGCCATGCCACAAAGTATGTGAGCATAGACAGGGCTACAAAATGACACTTGAAACGGCTATATATTTATTTATAGGTACGAGTATTGGATGGTTGCTGTTGGCAACGCACATAGATGACCTAAAGCAAACTCATTATTGGCGAGGCCGTAAAGATGGCTGGGATATGCACCGCAGAATGATTCAAAACAAAGTAAAGTCAGATGAGGTATTTGACTATGACAAAAACTGAGCAGTTGTTCGCTAATGTCATCGATACCTTGCATCGTAGAGGTGCTGATTATGGCCACCCGATTGGAAATCACAAAAGGATCGCAGAGCTGTGGTCGGCTTACTTGGGCTATCCAATTCAACCAAACGAAGTGGCAATTCTTATGTGTCTGGTCAAGATCAGCAGACAAGCTGAGGATCCAGGAGTTACTGACAATTACACCGATGCGCTTGGATACATCGCTATCGCTAAAACAATAACTGAAGCGATGCAAGATGAGGATGGAGTTTGGAAAGATGGCATTTAATTTAGCAGATTACGAAACAGTCGAGAGCCGACTAGAAAAGTTTTGGAAGGAGTATCCAGATGGAAGATTATCAACAAAGATTGAGCAGGCCACAGACACTAGATACATTATTAGTGCTCAACTATTTAAGACGGAAGCCGATGCACAGCCGTGGGCGACTGGGCTTGCTAGCGAGAGCGTGTCTGATCGGGGTGTCAATTCAACTTCTGCACTGGAGAATGCAGAGACTTCAGCGATCGGCAGAGCGCTTGCAAATGCAGGTTATGCAGCTAAGGGCAAAAGGGCTAGCAGAGAAGAAATGACAAAGGTTGCAAGTTATTCACCACCAGGCACAAGGGCTAGAGCTGTAGAGGATGTACTACGTGAATCCTTTGCAGAAGATAAGCCAACTGTATGGAGTGTTAGCGATGCAGTAGAAGCAATACCTGTTAATCCTAAAGCACAAGAATGCAAACATGGCATGATGATTCTTAAAGAAGGCACAGCCAAAACTGGTAAGCCTTATTACGGATACGTGTGCAGTGCCGCAAAGCCTGACCAATGCGAAGCACGTTGGGCAAAACTTACAGCTGCTGGATCATTCTTCTTCCCTAGCGATAGCGAAGGGGGTGAGTAAATGGGATATGTAGAGATTCTTAGAGGCGGACCTTACCTGGAGCGCATAGAGAACGACCAGGTAAAGTTCTTGCCTTCTACCGATGTTTGTGTAGCTTGTAATGATGACAGGCTTATAACTTCAGGTAATTTCTTAGTTTGTACTCAGTGCCACTGTAGGCAATAAGGATATTATCATGAAACATGCACAATTCAAATGTAATGGCTGTAGTCGCAAGACCGAGTTTCTGTGGCTTGATCAGTTGGATATGCCCGAAGGCTTTAAGGCGTATCAGTGTATGGATTGTGGCTGTGTCGGTGTTAAGAATATAGCCGAAGCAATAGGCATACCTGACAGCGATATAACAAGATGCACGCAGTGTGGTAGTTGGCAATTCTTAGGTACTGACTGCCACACCTGTGCTTTGATTGGAGCAAAGTAATGCCAACATATGAGTATAGCTGTAATGAATGCGGCACTTATGGATCAGTACATAAATCCTATGATGATGATATTGGCCCGATGAGTTGCCCTAAATGTAATTTGCAAATGTCAAGAATGTACAGCGCACCTGGTCTTATATTTAAAGGTAGCGGATGGGGTAAGAATGGCTGAGGCTACAGCTGAGGATTGGGCCAAGCAAAATGCTTTGCATAAACAATGGCTGATAGATAATCCGGATGCACAATACATTGGCTGGATGTCTATATGACTTGCCGTCTGACCTGCGGTTATGCTGATTGATTTGACAGGGCATGCTACCCTAAACAAGCATGTGATCTTAAATCACAAAGCTGAGCCGCCAAGGGCAAGGCTCGGAAGGTGCAGAGTTTGGCTCACCTTATTGTTAATTGCATTTAACTTTATCTTTGTAAAAGATTATTCCGTTGCTAATGACAAAACAAATCATTACAGACAATGGGCATTTATACAGCTTAATAACTTAGAAGAGTTTTACTGTTTAGATTATTTGTATTACAGAGAATCTAGGTGGAATCCTAATGCACGTAATGGCTCACACTATGGCATACCACAAGGTAGGTCTAAGTGGTTGGCTACTGTTGATGGATATAAGCAAGTAGAGTGGGGTATTAAATACAATAACAATAGATATGGTTCTATGTGTAAAGCATTAGAACATTACAAGCTTAAAGGATGGCATTGAGTAATAAAGCAATAGGCAGTGGTAAGTGGAAAAAGCTACGCATTACCATATTAGATCGTGATGGTTGGCAGTGTGCATCATGTGGCAGGCCAGCGCACACAGTAGATCATATAATCCCACGTGTTAAAGGTGGCGATATGTGGAGCCCAGATAATTTACAATCTATGTGCAAATCATGTAACAGCGCTAAGGGTGGTCGTTTTTTTAGCCACAAGGCGAC